TAATTGAGAATACATCGCCAGCGTTTACTGTAGGATTAGTTTGACTGCCTGTAGTTGTTGCTGTACCTGTAAACGTAACTGTAGTGCTGTTAATTGTTAGTTCATCACCAGCATTTACTGTGGGATTAGTTTCACTACCAGTCACAACACTAGTACCAGTAAACGTAACAGTTGTACCATTTATACTAAGTGCATCTCCAGAATTTACTGTTGGGTTCGCTTGAGTCCCAGTAATATCTGACGTTCCTGGTATAGTTCCAACTGTTGTACCTGTGGGTGTTTGTTTTTTAACTGTTTCGTTTTCTTGAAAATCTTTAAATGTATCTACAGCCAGTATTACATTTGTGCTATTGTATGCTCTTCTAATTCCCACAACAGTAGCATTAGCAGAAGATGTTACACCAAATAAACTATCACCTACAACGATACCAGGATCAGAACCAGAAGCAATCACAACTACAGCATTTGCATTTGTTCTAAAATCCACACCAGATGTCAGCCCTTGATTAGATTCTCTAAAACCAAAATCGGGACTTGATAATAAAGTATTTGCATGTGTATTCATTATGCCAGTTGAGTTATCAGCATAAGTGACTATAGGAGAAGTAGAACCAAATATTGTATTAGAACCAAATTTATTTGTACATAAACTAATTGCAAAAGTGTCAGTCAAATCACCTGATAATATTTTGAAAGAAGCTGGTGCTTCTGAAGCACCGCCAACAAACTCTAATACAGTTCCTTGATCTTCTTCAGTTGATATGTAACCAGAGCCACCATCAACGATGTTAAAATTAACTTTACTTTGTAAGTCGCTTGTATCTACAACGACTGCTTTTGCAAAAGCACCTTTTTTATCTGATATTAAATCAACAATATCACCTTTTCTATATTCACCACCACCTGTTGCGATTGTAACTCTACGAATACCACATTCAACTATGGGAGTATGTCCATCTTCGACATCAGTTCTTTTTATTGTTTCTAAGTGATTGAATGTTCCTTTTACATTTGATAAAAGTATTTGATCAATATCTCTCCCTCTTGCAACAATTCTTTTTACATCTTCTACTAAAGCCTCTGCTTGACTATCTGTGCCCTTGATTGTTTTTCCTATAAGTGTGAATGCTTTCGGATCATGATGAGTTACTAAGTATCTGTCTATTCTAAAATCACCATCAGAAACTTTGAGCATTTGATCCGCAGGAAAATTAACTTCTACATCTTCATCATATAATATTTTAAATAATAACTTATACGAATCGATAGTACCCTTTGTTGTATACAAATCTTTAATACGTTTTGCTAATAATCTTTTATCTGCAAAAGCATCATTTGGTATCTCAGCCATAAGTTCAGAGCGAAAGTACTTTATGTACTCGTCTAATGTGGTATCGATATCTTTGTAGCTTTGTAAGTTTCTCTGAACGTCTTGTTGTTTACCAGTTGTTTCTAGATACTGATAATATGCTTTAACAAAGGCAAGAAACTTAGGCCCTTCCTCTTTGTAAAATTCAGGAAACTGATTTTCTACTAGCGTTGATAATTTTGTATCAAGTGCCATTAATTACTAACCTCTGCTTCTGTATTGATTACTGCGTCCGCAGAAGATATAATTATAATTTGTTCTCTCACAGGTACAATGTCTTTGTTTACTGGATTAGCATTTACTTTTATTTCAATGCCCTCGTATGCAGATACAACAAACGTATTGATTGATATTTTACCTGTCGCATAATCTATAGTGCCAGCAGTAGAGTTAATAAAGACTTTCTCTTTCTCTGTGTTAAATCTAAATATTCTGATATTCCCTAAACCATCATCATCTAATTGTGCAGTAAAATTATTAAATGTAAATGGTGTTGATATTATAGAACTCTTTTCAATTGAATTGTGAAACTCTAATTCTACTAATGTTGCACTTGTAGTGCTAGGTACAAATCTTTTTTGCATTTGAAATTCTGCTTCATTATTTAATACTGACTCATCTGTATTATCTAAATCACGTACAAATCTAGAGTATCGTAATCTCTTACCAAACTGTTCTAAATTAGTCTCTGAATAATTTATAATAGAATTTCTTACTAGAGTTTGTATTGCTGAAGTTGATATATTTGATTTTAATGTATCATAATATGTTGTAATTGTGGGTATTACGTATAGATATGTAGGATCAATTACAACTGGATCTATACCAAGCATTGTTCTATCTTTAATAGAATTTTTGATAAAGTCTTTGAGTGTTGCTGTTGGTATCAGTTCACCTTGTGGTTTAATTGCGATATAAACTTTTCCATGAACTGCAGGAACAGCTTCTTCACCACCGAAAGCAACAACTGATGATAGATTAGTATTTTCATTTAATATTATTCTTTCAAAGTCTTTTGCAACAACTGCACGATTCTGTATTTTGTAATTTCTTGGTGCATTAAATTTTATACTATCTACACTTTCTATCTCTACTCCGCCTCTTGCTACTGAGTTTACTGCAAGAGTAGCGCCTGAGTAACTAGGAGTAATTGATAAACTATCAATAGAGAAAGTATTTGCGCCGTTAGTTTGTAAGCCATGACATATCCTATATTCTACTTGTACTATGTTTCCGTCTACTACAGGTTTACCTAAAGAGCCAGTGCCAAACAATATCTCATACTGTTTGTCATGTGTTTCTTGTAAATAGTAGACAGCCGATTGATTATTCACTTCACGTATATTTGTAGCTTGTTTGTATACTGTGTTAGCAGAAGAACTTGCAGATTCTTTTACTTTAACTAAAATACTTCTTGTATCTACGTTTTCATTTGGCAAAACATATTTTACAGGAGATGCATCACTCACAGTAAACTCTTGTGTTACTGGTGTGCCTTCTGTAATTGTAATTGCTTTTGTAAAAGTGTTTGATACATTTTTAATAATGTTTGCTTCTGGTGTAACAAAAGTAAAAGTTCTATCGTTTATGTTTGTTGTAAATGTTGTATTCTTTGGTAATTCAAATTCTGAAATAGAGTTCGATATGCCACTAAATGTAATAGACACATTTGCACTTGCACCTCTTGCAGAACGTGTAAGATATCCTAATTCTTTTGCTCTTGATACTACGCTGTCTCTTTGCTGTGCAGTATCTAGAAACATTTCATTACCTAACATGTTTGTATAAAATGCATTATAATGAGTGTTGTATGATAATACATCTAATAAGACAGACATGTTACTGCCTTCAAAATCATAATCATTGAACTGAGTTTGTGATTGTAAGTATGATTTTAAATTAGATTTAATATCAGCAAAATCAACTTCTGTTATGTTTAAATATGTGTTAGCAGACATTTATCTTACTCTTTCTAAAATTACGTCTAATACAATTGCTTCTGGATCATTTACAATTTCAAAAGCAACTGTTACTGATATTGCATTCAAATCTATTCTATCTTCAACCAAACAATCAATTATATTTGCTCTTGGTTCATAGTTACGTATTGTAGTATAAATTGATTCTTTTATCTGTTCTTGCAAGTAACCTGTAAAAGGTTCGAATAGATATCCTCTTACACTACAACCTATATCTGTATTGAATAATCTTTCACCAAAGTCAGTTAGTATTAAGTTTTTTACAGCTTGTTTAACAGCATCTCTATTAATCTTTTTGTTTAAAGATTTTGTAATAGGATTTGTGATAAACATATTATCAAAATCGCTGTAAATAACTTTACTAGTCTCTGGCATTCTTCTTCTCTTGTATCTCTTTTCTTCTCATTGTACAAATTTTACTTATTTCTGCTAAAGCTTTTCTTGCCCTTGTACCAGCAGACATATTACCTTTCTCAAACTTTTCACTCTCTCTTTCGTAAGTTTCAAAAAGATTTAACAAACTATCATGATAATTCACTTGACTCTTCCTTCATATAATGATAAAATACTATTGTCTATTTATAACTATTAATCACCATTTACAAATACATTTTCAGAACCTGTTTCTGCACTGCTAGGTAGAAACTTGTCATGTCCTTTTGTAGCATCACCTTTTCTATGTACAGCTTTACCATTGATAAAAACATTAGGCGATCCTTCTAATGCTTCATCTCCACAAGATGTTTTATCACCAACGACAATTGCAGGTTTACCATTTACAAATACATTCGCACCAGTCTTGACATAAGGAAATGAATGAAAAGGTAATGGTGTAATAGGATCTTCATGCTTAACATTTCTGTCAGTATTTGCTCTAACTATACCAGGCATTATATCGCACTAGATGTTGGAGCTGGTGTAGTGCCATCATCACACGCTACTGCTCTTCTGACTGTTCTTAGTCTCCAGAAGAAACCACCTCTAAGTTTATATCTCTTTTGTGTAATACTATTACTTTGATTACCACCAACGACTTCTATATGTGTATCTGTAAAATTACCTGTAGCAAAAGCTACGTGGCCAGTTCCTTTCGCTGAACCACCTCTTTGAAATACCAATATATCTCCTCTTTTGAGATTTGTCAAATCTATTTTATCACCTTGTGCTGTTGCTACTTCAGTACCATAGTTTGCATATGCTTGTGATGATGCTGTTTGTATATACTTATTACCTGAACGCTTGAGTACTGCACCAGCAAATACAGCACACCATGCTGTTCTATCTGCATATTGAGAACCATTGTAACCAATCTCGTCCCAAAGAAATTTAATTTTAGGATTACTACCAGTTTCTTTCCAACCACCTTCGTTCATAAGTTCTATTGCAACATCGATTGGATTTCTGTGTGGATTATCAGGTGAACCACAAGTGGCAGGTGTCTTCTCTGGATATTTTACATCTTCTGGATTCTTACCATCAGTTTGTTCTACTTGTTCTGGATTATCTGGGTACTCTACGCCTGATTCTATCTGTGTTTCTTCAGGCTTGAGCTTTACGATAT